ATGAACCCGTGGCTTCGCTTCTCGCACTCGTTCCCCGGATACGCCTCCGCGGGTGAGTGGAGCGTCAACCCGATTTCCATCGCCTGGCAGACCTCGATGATCGCGGCGTATTGCTCGGTGCCGCTCCTTGGGTGGCGGATCCCGTCGGGGAAGAGCCCGTAGGCCCCGTCGACGGCGACGATGTGCGTCATCCCCGCCCTGGCCATCGACGCGGTGCACGCGCCGAGCCACGACGGCGACTCGTCGTACCAATTCAGGATCCCGACGATCCTCACGTCAGCGCCTTCTCCTCGGGGAAGCTCACGGTGTACGGGTTCCGGCCAGGCCCATGCGCCGGGAAAAACGGCTTCTCACCGGCGACGCTGTAGAACTCCATCGCCTCATGCCGCTCGACGAGGAGAATCTGGTCGAACACCCAGCGGATCCACGCCGTCCGCTCCCACGACGTCGGCGGCACGGCCATCCAATGCGCCGACAGGATCGACCCACTCCCGGTGCTGTTCGGCTGGTCCGCAGAGATGCAGAGCGTGAGGCCTTCGCTGCCCGCGTTGTGCTCCGTCGTCCTGGGCATGTCCTCGAGCCAGACACGCCACCCCGTCTTGTAGGCGACGTCGTCGACGACGCCCTGCAACGCGTCGAGCGCGTGATCGGGGCCGATCTGGTGGTTCTTCATGTGTAGCCTCGGAGGGGGATGACCTCGGGGCGCGCCTCGAGGTACTCCATCAGGCCGCGGTAGCAGGGGTTGCAGAGCCGCCAATAGGCTTGCATGCCGGGGACGTCATGGTCGCGGTCGCGGCGGACGGTGATGCCCCATTCCGCGGCGTATCGTGCGCCACACGCGGCGCATTGGCCGGGTTCTACACCGACGCTGGCCGCGACGCCTGCCACCAATCCTCCCAACCAGCCTCTTCCAACTCCGTCATCCGCGATGGTGCCGGGTGGATTCGTCGTGCCGGGTTCCCCGCCCAGACCTCACCCTCGGGCACGTCACTGATGACGACGCTGCCCATCCCGATCCGCGCGCCATCACCCACCTTCACATACGGCTTGAACAACGCGCCCTGCCCAACCCGGACGTGGTTACCGATCACCGCGTGACCACCAACTGAACAGTGCGGCGCGAGCTCGGCACCGAACCCGATCACCGCGTCATGCCCAACGTGGCACCCCTTCATTAGCCACGCTCCGGGGCTGACTTGGGTGCGCTGCTCGGTGCCCGCGTCAACTGTGCAATACGCCTCGATCCGCGCGGCCGGGTCGATCAGCGGCGGGTACTCCGGCCCGTCGAAGCCGCGCTGCTCGGGTGGATCGCCGATCACAGCCGTCGGGTGGATCAACGCTCTTCCTTGTTCGCCGCTGCGCGTGGCCGCTTCACCGCTGCCTTCTGCCCATGCTCACCGGCGAGGGCTCGCCTAGCTGCGGCCTCCTCATCCTCATCCCCACGCAACTGTGCTGCTTCGACCTCGTGCTCGAGGTGCGCCTGGTAGTCCTGGTCGCTCGTGAACTCTTCCCGATCCCGTGGCATCCAATCCTCCCTGAGTGAATCTGGGGCGCCGGCCGACCACTGAACCGGCGCCCCAGAGTGTTGAACCCTTAGAACGTCGGCGGCACCAAACCGGCTCCGCTGACGACGCCCGACGCGCCCGGGTAACGGCCCGCGGTGAACGCGGCGTATCCGTAGACGACGAGCTGGACCTGCAACGAGGTACCGGCCTGCTGCTCGAACGAGAGTGTCACCGGGTCTCCGGCGCGCTCGAACAGGTGGACGACGCTCGTGACGTGGACGATGATCCTGTCCTCGTTCGTGCCCGCACCGAGGTTCGTCGGGATGTTCGCATCCGTGTAGACGGGCAGGCCGTGCATGATCCCGACCGGAGGCGTCCCATTGTCGGCGCCATACGCGGCAGCGTTCCCCGCGGCCATCGCGTTGAAGTACGACTGGCCGCCGATCCCGAAGATCGGCCGGCTCTGCGTATCCAGCGCCGCCTCGAAGAATCCCCACCGTCTTGGGTGCATGAAGATCTTGTCGGGGACGTAGCCGAGGCCACCCATGTTCGTGTTGATCTGCTGGATGACATCGGCGATCTTCGGCCAGACACCAACGACGGTCGCTGTTGACGCGGTTGACGCGGCGATCGCCGCGGTCGAGAGGACTCCGAGGATCGTGCCACCACCACCACCGCCGGAGATGCACTGCGTGTCGAGGAGCGCGAAGTAGCGGGCGACGAGATCCTCGAACAGGATCCGGTCGTCGTACGCGGCACGCTCGATCGCCTGCCGCGAGACGGGCAGGTAGCCGGCGAGGGTACGAACGTTGACGCTGAGGTCCGTCTCGACGGCGTCCTGCGTCGTGACGGCCGTGTTCTCTGTCGCCTGCACACCCGCCGCGGTCGGTGTCGTGATCCTGGGGATAATGACCGACATGCCAGTGTCGGGGAGGGCACCGTTGTTGGACTGGTCGGCGTAGACGCGGCCGTTCCGACTCGCCTTGGCGTAGAGGTCGAGCATGTACGTCGGCGGGATCAACCCGCCCATCGTCGTGCTCGTCATCGCGCGCTGCTCGACCGCCAGCGCCTGATGCTTGTTGATCCGCTCCGCCGCGCCGCCGTCGTGCTTGACCTGCGCCATGTAGAGGTCGCCGAAGAACGAACGGCCACCACGGACGTACATGTCCGGCTCGGAGACCTGGATCTGCTGGCTGCCGGTCGTGATCGGCTTGAACTGGGCACGCGCCCGATCCAAAGCGGCGCGATCCTTCGCGGCCTTCTCACGGAGCTCGGTATCGGCGATCGCGGTCTCGACAGCCTCCTCCAACTCCTTCTCACGCGCTTCCCACTCGTCGATGCCCTCGGCGTCCGTCGGCCGCGCCGATGCGCGATGCGCGTCGAGCAAGTCGGCCTGCTCGAGCATCGTTTCCCGCGAAGCGTTGAACGCGTCGCGGAGGTCGGTGTAGAGCTCTGCCACTGTTACTCCATCCGTTTCGAGAATCGACGGCGAGCCGCACGGACCCGGAAGTCCATTTCACGGGTTCGCCGATTTCCCGCGACGCCTCCCACGATGGGGCTGACACCGCTCACGCCTCCCGAATCCTCTTCGTCTTCGGGCTGACGTTGATGGCCTCCCACCGAAGCGGGCTGACCGATGCTCGCAGCATACCCTCGCAGCTGCGCGACCGTCTGTGAATACGCGCCCTGCGGCGTCGCACACACGTCGAACAATGTCCCGATCTCCTCGATCGACCGGTGTTCCGTCTCCGGGCCATCCTCCCCCTCACTGGTGATCGTCACCGTGTCCTTGGCGACCGTGAACGCGAAACTGGCTTGGCGGACGACGCCCGTCCGCATCTTCGACGCCATCGCCACCGCATCCGGGTCATCCCGCGACACCTTCGCCCGGAACCGCAACCCCGTCGAATCCGCGGACAGCTCGAGGTGGCCGATGTCGCCCGCCGGCACGTCCGTCGCCGCGACAGCCCGATTCATGTCATGCCCAAAGTTCAGATGGACAACACCACCAGGCTCCGTCAATGGCTGGGATCTGAGCACCGAATCGAACGCGGCCGGGTCGATACTCTCGGTCAGCTTCAGGTACTTCCCGTCGAAGAGCGTCGTCGCCTGGTCAAAGACGGCGGCGTACCCGCTCATCGTCCAAGTGTTGTCATCGTTCGCTGAGGGGTCGCGCACATCAATGCCAGTGAGCGGCGAGACGGCGTAGCGGACTTCCCGACTCGCGTCAGGCTCGAGAATCTCAGTCACCAGTGCCTCCTAATCCGTGGCGGATGATTTCGGGATCGTCGTCGGTATCGGATTCGCGCCGCCACCGACCGGCGTGATCTGCGGGATCGACCCAGCACCATCCGGCAACGGTGGCAACCCCTGCGACCGGCGCCACTCGTCGACCATCAACCGGCCGTCCTGGATCCGCTGATGCGCAATATTGTCCTCCGTCGTCAACGAGCCACGGACGAACTCCTCCGCGTCGAACATCGAGTACACCGAGCCGGCCGAGCCGCCAGTCCCCGAGGGGTAGAGCGTCTCGTCCGCGTTCACCGCCGACTCGATCCGCTCCAGATCCGGGCCCAACCCGAAGCGAAGCCACGTCGCCAAGTCCTGCTCCAGGTTCGGGATGCCATGCTCGATCTGCGCTCCCAAGAGGTTCGCCGGGACACCGAAGATGAAACTCGCGTCGTGGACGGTGAGGCGCGCCATCTCGACGAACTGGGCATCCGCGAGCGTCATCCCGATCTGCTGGATACTCGCGCCACCACCGACGACGGCGGTCGTCTCGCCGTCCGTCCCCTCGTAGGCGGCGCTCCACGCTTCGCGCCACACATCCGCCTGCGGCTGCGTCACTCCCGGCGGGAAGACGATCGCCTGCTGCAACGCCGTCCCCCGCCGCCACATCCGATTCTCATGCCGCATCCGCCCCAACGGCGACTGCAACGCATCCGCGAACACCTTGATCGGACTCGGAGCCTCGAGCTTTCCACCCTCGCCATGCCCGCGGATATGCAAGATGACCTCGTCCTCGACGAGGTACTTCGCGACGCCACGCCCAGTCGGGTCGACGTACCCGATCGTCACCTCGACACGATACGTGCCGTCACTCATGCACGTCACCTGGTCCGGGTGAAGCGCGCAGAGCTCGACGACACGCCCAGTCGACGGGTCAGCGTTCTTCCAGACGTACGCGTTGCCGCGGTATTTCAGCGATTCGGCGACGGTCTCCCAGAACGCGAACCGCGTCTGATACTCGTTGTAGGCATCGGCCGAGAAGAGGCGGGCTTGCCAGACGGTGTCGACCTGCTCGCGCATCGGGCCGCGACCCCTGTACTGGTTCAAGCGGAGGCTTGCGACGGCCTCCGCGGCCATCCGCGCGGCGCGGTTCATCGCCGGGATTCCCGACACCGTCCCCCGCGACACACTCGGCCCGTAATTGCGAAGGCCGGTGTACCCGTACCTGGTCATATCCGTCAACGCGAAGGCTCGCAGCTCGACCATCTCCCCGCCACGCCGCCGAACGATCATGGGCTCACGACTTCGTAGAACGCGACGCGCTCCCTAGGGATCACAACCGTATTCTCCAACTCCACCGGCTCACCACCCGCCGCCACCACCAACCGCGGCACCGCGAGGTGGTACTCCCGCCGCGCAGTCCTGACCAGCAATCCTTCCACGCTCGGCAAACCAGGATCCACGAGGTGCATGACCACGCGCCGCTTCTCGCCTACCACGCCACCGACCACGCACTCGCCGGCACCAACGACGCCTGGTACAACCCGATCGTCGCCGCCACCAACGGACTGATATCCGCGCCACTCAACCGCCGACTCCACGCCCACGCCTCCCCCAACGGCCGGGTACTCGCACCCTTCACCGCGATATCCAACTCGTCCGTCCCCAAATGCCGCAACCGGCCCTGCTCCACCAAGTCAAAGAACGCGCCACACGCACTCGCATATTCCTGCGCCGCCAACTGCTCAACCCCGATCCCCAGATTCTCCACCGCCCGCACCAACGCGCGCCCCGGCCCCACCGCGTCACACGTCACCGACTCCACCTGATGCCGCTCACACAACTCACCCAACCGCCCAGCCACCCACCCAGTCCCCGGCCGGTGATCCACCGTCTCCGTATGCAACAACCCATCCGGCCGACGACCACTCGCATTGATCGTCGCCCAACCACGCGACGGCGCGACATCAAACGCCAAACACACCGGATCCGCGAGCTCCGACCGCGCATCCACAAGGCCACGCCACTTCACGAACTCGATCGCCTCACTCAACGCGTCATCCGGCGGCCAATCCCCGATCCCCAACCGCTCAACCGCGAACTCGCGACGAGGCAACGCCCGTAACTCGTCGCCGATGTACTTCTCCGAGATCCGGATCCCCAACGCGGGATTCGCCCGACGCCAAGCATCGCGATCCTCCAACACCCCATCCAGATTCGCCAAATCCCCATCCGCCGACCATTCCAAGTAGACCAGGCCCTTCTCCTTCGCCATCCCCCGCCGCCGCACCCTCGCGAAGATATGCCCATGATCATGCACCATCTGATCGACCGCCGACCCCGTGTACCACACCTGCGGATTCGGCCGAGCTGACAACGTCGGCAGGAGCGCGGCGACCGTCATCTCCGGCAAGAACATCGCCTCGTCAAGGAGAAGACAGTCACCCGTGAATCCGCGGCCGCCACCCTTCGTCCGCGTCCGAAACCGGATCCGCTGCCCAGTCTTGAGCTCGATCTGCTCCCGCCCATTCGTCCGCGACACGCGCCGCACCTGTCCATCAAACTCGGGCGTATCCTCGATCAGATCCAAGAGCCGGCGGAACGCCTCCAAGCTCGTGTCGATCAGATGCGCCGAATGGATAATCATCCGCTCCCCGAACACGAACAACCCCGCCAGCTCGCGCGCCTCGAGGAGCCCACCCTTCCCATTCTGCCGCGCCACATCGACCCCAACCTCAAACGCCGCCCATTTCCCATCGCGCCGCACCCGCAACCCACGCTCCAACGCGAATACCTGCCAATCATCCAACACCAACCCCGCGCTTCGCGCACACTCAACCGCCTCACCACCCAGACTCGCCCGACACCGAGGCGCGTGACTAATCCGCGGCTTCACCACAACCGCGACTGACTCCCCACCGGCTTCCGACCGGTCGTCGCACGATTACACGCCCGATGCGACGGCCCCCGATACGACCGCCGATCATCCGAATGATCCAAATCCCACAACTCCCCAGGCCCAATCAACCCGCCACACCGAGAACAGGGAACACCACCACCAGCAATCTTCATCGCCCACCGCTTCCGTAACTTCTTGTGCGACGATCCATAGCCGCGCAGCGCCGCCGTGATCCCCGCCAACTGCCGCATCTGCGACCGCTCACGCTCACGCCGCCGCCGACGATCCTTCCGATCCCGACACACCCGGCAATACCGGTGCCGATTACTGACCGCCGGCGCGCCGCAAGGACACAATCGCGGCCCGCGCGCAACCCGCACAGCATCATTACGACGCTGCATCGTCGCGAGGTGCTGCTCACGATGCGCCCAG